TTTGATTATTGGATGACAAAAATAGTGTTATTTTTTAAATACCCAAATTTTTTTAATTTTTTTTTAAATTTATTTTGTAGTTTAATTAAATTAATTATCTTTGCCTAACCAAAACAAATAACCTATGTTAAAGTCAGAATTAATTAAAGAAAACGAAAGACTAAAAATGGAATTAAGTATGGTATGTAATAGCCCTAATTCTTTTGAATCATTAATTATAATTAAAAGAGAACAACACAAAGATAGATTAGAAAGAGCAATTTGGTTTGGGGATTTTACCAAATCAGAACAAAAAGAAGATATAAAAGCAGATGAAGATGATGGATTTTATAAAATGTCTGAAGAAGAAATAAGAGATTGGCATATGATACAAAGTTTAAAAGTGAAGTATGGAGAATAGGGATTTGATTTATGAAATGGCTAAGAGATTAGACATGGTAATTGAAGTAACAAAAAAAGGTGAATACATAGGTAAATTTAAGTTCATAAACGATAAACTACATAAACTGAAAGAAGAAAATGAAAAGCCCAAACCAAAAAATGATTGAAATTGTAAAAAAATATGGTTCTTTAGAAATCTCTTTAGAGTTTATTAAAGATATAATTGAAGAATTATGTTTTATTTATTACAACAAAGGAATAAATGACGATTTTATTGCTGAAAAAATTAATTTTTATATGGATGTTGAAAATATTATTCAAGAAAATATGATTGAAAATGGTTATAAAAAATAAAAAAATAATATGGCATATAATAGTACAATAATAGTGAAAAAGAAAAGGTGCGTTAGTTGCGGTAATATTGATTATCATTTCTCTAAAAAGATGTGTAAGCAATGTGCTACGGTAGTTTCTACACAAAAAAGAATGGAAGAATTTGAAGATGATTCAGAAAGTTTTCAGAATTTAGTTTCAGATCTTGATCATGTATTTAGCCAGTATTTAAGAAATAAATATGCAGATAAAACAGGTATGGTAGAATGTTATACCTGTGGTAAAAAACATACTATAGCAGAAATACAATGCGGTCATTTTATGGGTAGATCAAATCTTGGAACTAGATGGATGGATGAAAATTGCAGACCTCAATGTATGGAATGTAACTATTTCAAAACTGGTAATATTGAAGAATTTGAATATAAGTTACATAAAGAAAATGGAGCATTAGTTGAATACCTTAGAGAAATAGCAAGACAAGCAGTAAGACCAACAAGAGATGAGCTTAAATCTTTGATCCTAGAATACAGGGCAAAGCTTAACTTAGTAAAAAAGAAATTTATTTAATTTTACAGAAGTAATTGTAGATTGGTGGTTTTAAGCAAATATACCCTCCTGTATTTCTATACTGGGAGGGTTTTTAATTAAATTAATTTTGGTTATTATATTTAATTAAATTAATTTTACAAAAAAATATATAAAATGGCAAGGAAAATAGATCCAGAATCAGTATCAAGTAAGGTAGCTGAATTAGCAGTAGGGCAACATGAAATTTTTAATAACCCATACACATCAATTATGGTTATGGTGTCAAATCTTAAAAACAAAAAAGGACACGAAAACAAAAAATTTAAGGTGAAATTTATTGACGAACAAACAACTGTAACAAGAATAAAATAAGTATTATGCACATCCAAACTGTTAACTACACTAGAACTTTTAATTTAGGTAATTACTCTTCTGAAAAAATTGGCGTTGAATTTTCTCTAAATCAAGGTGAATCAGCAAACAAAGCTCTTGATATTGCAAGAGAGTTAGTAGAAGAGTATCACAAACAGAATGTAGAAAGATTAAAAAGCTTAGGGTATTATCATGATGAACAAATTATTGAAGAAGTAATTCCTACTCAGTCAAAACAAACATTAGCCGAAAAGACAAAATCATTTATTGATTCTTGCAAAACAAAAGAGGAATTAAAAGCTTGGGAGTTAATGAGTAAAAGCAATCCTGAACTATTAGAACATTATAACAACAAACTAAACACACTTTAATGAACTGGAACGAAACACTAATCAGAGCAAGCTCTGTCGGTTATTTAATGACTGAACCTGTAACTAAAGCTGACAAAGAAGCTGGAGTGCTTTCTAAAACTGCACAAAGACATTTACTTGATGTTTATGTTGCCGAAAAATATGGCAGAAAGAAAGATATTCAAACTAAACAAATGCGCAAGGGTAATGAAGTTGAAGATGAAGCGATTAAATTTTTATGCAATTACAAATGGTTGGATGAAAATAAATATGAAAAAAACACAGAAAGATATTCAAATGATTTTATAGCTGGTACACCAGATGTAATTGCTGTTGATGCTAATGGCATTGATATATATGATGTAAAGTCAAGTTATGATTTATGGACTTTTACAGGAAATATACTTGATAAAATTGATAATTTATACTACTGGCAAATGCAATCTTATATGTGGTTAACCGGAGCAAAAAAAGCATATGTTGTTTTTTGTTTATTAGATACTCCATTTGGCATCATTGAGCAAGAAAAAAAATCATTGCTTTATAAAATGAATGTAATTTCAGAAGAAAGTCCAGAATATGTAAAAGAAGCATGGAAACTTGAATTTAATATGACATTTGCAGACATACCTGCTAATGAAAGAATATTGTTTTTCCCTATTGAGAGAAGTGAAGATGATATTTTACGCATACAACACAAAGTAGAAAAAGCAAGAGAATATTTACATACAATCCAAGAATTACATACAAACTTTAATAAATGAGTGCTAATATAATAAGTGCTATCCAAAATCTAAAAATGGCGCAAGAGCAGTTTGACGATTTTTGCAGACAATTTCCTGATACTAAAGGTGAAAAATTATTTAAAGTTTATGTAGGTAAAATTAATTGGATGTTTAATGATATTGTAACTCATCCATTTTTAACTGATCAAGTAAGATCTGGTATAAAAAAAGAAATAAATAGTGATATATTTGCTATACCTGCTATCCACGAAAAGATTGCATTGTTAACTCCAGAACAAAGAGAGATGATTGAGTCAACCTTAGATGCAATGATTGACGGGGAAGAGGTAAAAATAGTAGATATAAAAGATATAAAAGATGGAGGTTAGCGTTGTATATGAAGTAGCTGAAATAGTTTGTGACGTATGTTTAAATTATCATGTAGCAGTTATAGAAACTGATATGATTAAATGGTTTGATGAAAGTGTTGAAATAAGATATTTAGAAGAAATACAATGTCCGCATTGTGAAAAAACAACAAAAATAAAAAGATAAATATGGCAAAGAAAAAAACAGAGATTCCAAAAGAAATACAAGTTTATACAGAAGGATGTGATTTTTGTATGCAATTTGATTATGATGAACCTCATGTAGTAGGCGCAAGCCCTGATGGCGATGGTGGGTTAGAAATAGTATTAAAAGCATACCAAGATGCCGGTATTACTTTTGTATGTCCAAACACTGGCAAAAAGCTTAGATTATTTTCAAGACCTTTGTCAGATGCAGGTAAAAAAATATTAGAAGATCAACCCCCAGTTCAATAACAAATGCTGGTTGGTGTAATTGGCAACACTACAGATTTTGATTCTGTCATTTTAGGTTCAAGTCCTAAACCAGTAACTAATAATATTTTTATGTCAGTTAATTTTAATAGTACAAGATGTAGTTATTGTGAAAGAAGATTTACTGAAACTAATTATAGAACAAAAGAACATATTGTTCCATTGTCTAAAGGAGGAAATAATTATTTTGAGAACCTTGTATGGATATGTAATGAGTGTAATAATTTTAGAGGCAATAAAGATTTGCCATATTTTTATAATCAAATAAATAACATTCTTAATAACAATAGAACTATTAAGATTAAAATTTACACTTATAACAGGCAAGATTTACAAAATATGGTTAAAAATCTATCCTATTATAAAACTAAAGAACTTATGATTTCTTATGAGCGTTAGCAAATTTGCGAGCTGCTTCAACACTACCAAAGCCCCAAGCTTTAAGAGCTAATGCCTTACGGGTAGGTTCGCCATTTGGCTTCTTCATAGCACCAGTCATTCCAGAAAAACGAGCTGCAAAAGAAACTCTACGAGGATTAGTACCTTCTTTAACAGGAGCTTTTAAATTGCCACCCGTTTCTGCGTTGTAAGATGCACGACCTTTTGCGTTTAATCCACCTTCGGGATTTTTTCCTTCTTTTCTTTGCCAAGCTCCAGACATAAATTACATTTTTTCTTGTGCTTTAATCTTTTTTTCTTGTTTTAACATAGCCGCAGTTGGTTTTTTACCACTACCCTTGTTAGCACGAATGTTATCCCATAATCCACGAGGTGAATATGATCCATCCGCGCGTTTCATCATCTTTAATTTACTTTTCATACGCTAATTTACGAATTTATTTCCAATTTTCAGCTTTCCAAATAACTAAATCTATTCCCTTTAAGTTACTAGGAGGCTCAGGTTGACTATCTAGAGTCAATTCTACGGGCTTTTGTACTTTTTTTGGACATTCTATAGGCTTAACCACTAAAACCTCCTCTACGTGCTTTATTCTGCCATAATTATCCATTAAATAGTTCACTACTTGCTGAACAGATGTCAAATTTTGCTCTTTTTGAATCATATCCAACTTATATAAGTCAAATCTAACTCCAATTGGTTTGCTTTTTGCCATAATTTTAATTGTAGCTACAAAATTAAATTAATTTCTCCAAATGTAGCTACAAAATATGGTTTATTTTTTCGCAATGTAGCTACAAATACTAATACATTACCCCCCATAAATACCCCCCACCAAGCAAAGAGCAAGAGAGAAACCAACCGCAACCAACCAACCGCAAAGGGATTGCAAGAGCCAAGCCAAAGACCACAGCCCAACCGCCAA